TATGAATCTGCAGAAGCGATGGTCGAATTCATGATTACACGAACAACGAATGATAACGAAATCATCGTTTCGATCGACGATAGCAAAACTCTTGGAATCAAACCAGGGACTTATGTCTATGTCATCATGATTCGCAGCAACATCAACGGACAGTTCAAAAGAGCAATGACAGGAACATTCGTTATGGATGAAGGAATGAACTTCCCAAGTGCAGCTCTTCCAGATGACGAAGTTGATGATGAAATTATCTATGATGGAGGAACATTCTGATGATCAATTCAAAGCGAGAACTGATTGACTATGCTCTTCGATCGCTCGGAGAGCCAACAATCAAAGTCAATGTGACGGACGAACAAATTTCAGATCGGCTTGATGATGCTCTGAATAAGTTCCGAAATTTTCACTACAGTGGAACTCAAAGAATTTTTGCCGTACATCAAGTCACAGCTCAAGATGTGCAGAACATGTACATTCCAATTCCGGATAATGTCGTTGGGATTGTCAGAGTTCTTCCATACGTCGAGGGATCTGGAACTGGAACGACAGCAGGTGATTCTGGACTATTTTCTGTTCAATATCAAATCAGACTCGGCGATCTTTGGAACATCACATCTGGAAATGTTGCATATTACGAATCGGTTATGCAGAACATGAGAATGATCGATCAAGTTTTCAATGGAACACCGACGATGCGATGGACTCAGGTTGTTGATAAGCTATATCTTGATGCAATCTGGGGAGGTGTTGTCAAAGAAGGAATGTATATCTGCTTCGAATGTTATGTAACATCAGACCCTGAAGAGTACAGAAAAATTTATGATCAAATCTGGATCAAAGAATACTTTACCGCTCTCATCAAGAAACAATGGGCATCAAACATCAAGAAATTTTCAGGAATCTTGATGCTCGGAGGAGTTACGATTAACGGACAGGATCTATATCAAGAAGCTTTGATGGAGATCAAAGATCTCGAAGCAGAACTTCGAGATGTCTACGAAGAACCTCCGATTTTCATGGTCGGATAAAAGAAATCCCCGCAATGCGGGGATTTTTCAATTAGCCTTTATTCAGCATACTTTGGAACAAAGCGACGTCATCATCGTCATCATCAACACTGGTCTGAACAGGAGCTTTTGGCTTCTGAGCTTCAGTCTTCTTTGGCGGTTTGACTTGAACTTCGTCATCTTCATCCCAAGGAGCGGACTCTTGCTTTTGAGGCTTTTCTGCCTTCTTTGGAATCTTAACTTCTTGATCAGAATCTGAGGCCGATGCTACGTCTGTTGCCCTTTTCGGTGCAACACCTCCGGTCAATCCAAGAGCGCGATCGAGTTGAGCCTTCAGGTCTGCATACGACTTGAAATTTTCCTTCTTCAGCAAATCCTTCAGAGGACGATATTGTTCGATGACCTTCTCGATCTCGTCATCATCACCTTTGCAAAGAGGAGCAGGAGAATCGAATTCAGAAGAGTCGTAATTTGGATATTGGTCGACAGTCTTGACACGAAGTCTGAAGTTTGCACCCTCATCGATGTCATAGACATAAACAGGATCCTGATCATCAAAAGTCGGCTGAGCCTTCGATTGAATCATTTCATAGATCTTCTTGCCATACTTGAAGTAGAAGACTTTGCCTTCATTTTCGGGATTTGCTGGATCTTTGATCACCAGAATGTTCGAAACATAGCTCGTGCCACGTTTCATGTTCTTGATTTTCTTGATCTCATCTTCATCTTTCGATTCGTAAATCGGTTTGATGTATTCGTAGACCGGATCTGTTTCTCCAATTGTCGAGAGGTCGTTGTTGATGTACCAGCGTCCAGTCTTCTCAACTTTGAACGAGCGAGTATAGAGAGTGATCCATGGGAGATCATCGTCTTTCATTGGAGGGAGGAAACGGATAATTGCCGAGCCAGAACCTGCCGAATCACGAGTCGGTTTCCAAAACCGATCATCTTCTTTGCGGTCTGATTGTCCGTTGTTAGAAAGTGCCGAATTGACTTTCTGCATCAGAGCAGAGCGATTCTTACGGAGATCAGCGAGAGATGTTGTTTTCATTTTTCTTCCTTGTTTATGGCGTTTTGATCATTCGATCGAGTGTGCCGAGTTTTTAAAGACGTCCGTCTAGGGACCTTCTACTTAGGACTTCTTATTCATCAAAGTCCCATCCAGAGCTAGCAACAAGACTAGGTTTGCTAGATTTCTTGATATCTTCCGACTGTGCAATTTTATTCATCAGATGTTCATCGGGGGTTTCATCCACTGATTTGATCAATCCATCCTGATCTTCAATATCAAAACATCGCATCTTAGCTCTATCAAATCCAACAATGAATCTATTCAGATAAGAAACATCGCCATATCTAGATTTGATCTGCTTGAAGATACAATGTCCGAGCTCATCAAGCTCAGGAGTCCGAATAATGCCAAGAACAAAGTCCGCAGTCATCAAAATACCAATAGACTCTGCGATTGAAGTTTCTGACATGTCAGAGTTGTTGTATCCAGATCTATTAGCCTGAACTGCGCTCCATACAATCAATTCTTGCTCGACTGCAAATCCACGCAATTCTTCTGCGACAGATTTCTGAACAGTATACGAGTTAGCTGAAGATCCGGCTTTGTAATGTGCGGATGCAGTGATACCGAGATAGTCAACGAAGACAACATCTGGTTTGAAACCTTCTTTGATCTTGAGTTCTTCGAGAAGGATCTTGAAGTGAGTAACAGAAGCAGTCTGCGTTGGATATTCTTTGATCTTGAGTCGACCTTCTGTCTTCTCTTTGATTGCGTTCAACTTCTTGCAAAATAGATCTTTCGGAAATTCCTTGACTTGCTGGATCGGAACATTTAGCATATTGGCATCAATGCGTTCTGCTACTCTCTCTTCAGCTAGCTCAAGAGTGATATAGAGAACATTGTAACCTTGTCTCAGGTACGATGCAGCAAGGGAACACATGACAGCAGACTTACCGCCACCAGAAACTGCCATAACAATGTTGAGTGTCTTCTTCATGACACCGCCATTCATTGCTTTATCTAGAAGAGTAAGCAATGAAGGAAATTTCGTTTCTTTCTGAGTGTAATATTCCCATCGAGATTCGATGCTAGCAAAGTAGTCATGACCAATCGTATGATCAAAAGATACTGCAAGTGCATCAGATAGAATATTCGGTAGAATTCCGACATCTCGTTTCTTCTTATCAGATCCATCAATGATCGATACTGCTTCGTAGATTGCATTGAAAAGAGCTTGCTTCTTACAAAAAGCTTCAGATTCTTCAATGCGCCATTCTCGATCAGTCTCGATTTTCATCGAAGAGATTTCTTTCACGAGATCTTTGATCTCAGAAAATTCTTCTTCCGAAAGACCTTTCTTCGATTCTACAAGAGCTTCGAGCGTGCTTTCGGATGGAGCAGATCCATACTTGTCGGCATATTCTGAAATAGAAGAGAAAAGAACATTAGGAACACGTTCTTCAAAGTAGTCGCTCTTAAGGAAAGGAAGCACTTTACGAAAGTACTCACGATCCTGAACCAAACTGGCCAGGATAATCTTTTCAAATTTTGTCATCTATTCTTCTTTTTATTGACAGATCAGTCACTTGCAGAGTCTAGAAATCCCTTTCAGATCGCAAGGATGGATTTTTGTTTCTTTTCCATCGACGTACACACGATTTTCATCTAGTGTAAAAGCTACTCTCAGATCTTTTCTTTCTGACAGCTCTTTGATTTCACCATTATAGTTGTCAAGAACTTTGTTGTCAAGAAGAACCACTACATGAGGTTCCGACTTTCCATTGATCATGATCATCGAATATGCAAGCTTCACATTCGAAAAATGATCTTTCAGAAGTGCATATTTCAGTAGTGCATAATCTTCACAATCTCCAGTCTTCTTGAGCAGAGTCTCATTCGGAGACTGCCATTCATCTCTGACGTCTTGCAAATAAGAAATTGTCTTATTGACGAAATCGTTCACATCATGATATCCATGAAAATTCATTGATAGCGCAACAGTAACGATAAACGTTTTCATGTTCAGATTCTAAAAAATCTTTGTCTACATGTCAAGGGGTTCTGTTGACGATTCAAATGCAACTGAGGCCGTTCTCGTTGAATCCAAACTAACATACAGCATCCAATCAAGCGGAAGGATACAGTTATCCGGCGAATCGTCAAAAAGAGG